ATCATTTGCAAATTCAATTGACCCTTTGTTTAGAATCTTAACACCTGGCTGTAAGAAGAAAGGAACAGACTCTAACATGGTGACGATACGTGCAATCATTTCCCTTGCAATTGCACCTTTGTTTGCAAGAACCGCTACAGTGACTTCGGGTTTAAATAACAGAAACCACAATAGATATGCACAAGACGTGATTGATTTACCACTCTGTCTACTTGCAAGAACCACATTAAAACGATTCTCATTGTAATGATTGATTAGGTTTTCTTGATATCCACGTAATTGAAAAGGAACCATACCCTCGTCTAGTGATATGATTTGTGTATAATTTTCTATAAAATGAGCAGGATTTTCAGAACACTTCAAGTATTCTGCCATCTGTTTTTTGGTATACTGGGTTTCAATTCCAGCTCTTTTTATTAGATTATTACCAAGATAACCTTCGTTTGTGGGTTTAACCATCTTTCTTTTCTTTCTTCAAAAACTTTTGCAGTTCTGAAGTAGAACCAACATATAGGTGATTTTCAACTTTACCTATTCTTTGTTCGTCCTCTTTTTCTAAATCCTTAATTTTTTTCTGAACGTCTAGTAGTTTCTCTGCAGTATCGGCTACTGTCTTTATCAACTGTCCTGCGACCTCATATGCACGTGGGTGTTCGGTTTCTTTGGACAACTCAAGTATTCCGTCAATAGCATCTTGTCCACGTTCTACGAGGTTATAGAGGTTCTCACGGGCATACTTATAGTCCGTGTCCATATTCTCTGCTCTTGAAGGAAGTTGGACTACTTGTGTTTCTTTTTTGATATCGGTGTTGATATCTAAGAGAGAGTTTAACTTATCGTCTATTGGTTCTTTTGTCATAATTAACTGTCATTGGTTTCACTAAAACTTTCTTTAGCACCATCATCATAAAATGTCACTGTTTCTGCAACTACGAATGTATCTGTTGGGTCAACAGAACCTACAAATTTAAGTGTAGTGTTCGTTTCTATAGTCACTGCATCTGAAACTACCATAGATAGTTTATCAGTTGCAACTGAAACTACTGTTGGATTGGTTGCATTTCCTGTTCCAAATACTTCGTCATTTGCACTTATCTTTGTATTTATTGCAGTTGGAAAGGTGATTGTTGTGGAGTTGGACACTACATTTGGTATTTCTGCAAAAGCAGGTTCATAGTGTTTAACCTCTTTGACTAATCCTGAATCATTAATCTCTGAAGTTGTAAAGTTTGCATTTCCTGTATTGATATATTCTCTTTCAATAACACTTTTAATAACACTTCCAGTGTAAACTGGGCCGAAGAAGTATAGTTTCATAGTAAACTCTAAGGTATACTCAATAACTCTTCTTTCCTCAAAGGAACCTTCATAAGTATCTTCCATTGCAACACTATTAAGTGTGATTGGAACGTCTCTAGTATCTGACATAGAGTCAATCATTTTCATTGTGACTGTATATTCGGGTTGGAAATATGGTAGTATCTGTTCTACGATTTGTAATGCATCATTCATGTTCTTTGCAAGAACACTTAGTGTAAAAGTTAGGTTGTATGGTGCTGGGTTGTATTGATATGAACGATTCACTCCGTCTGTATCTAAATCAGATTTAGAATGTCTTATCAATTTATTTTGTTGTCTTGTAGGGTCATACTCAAAACCATTTAGTTCGAATGCAAGTCTTGGTAAAGAAATTGCACTTCTGTTGTTATCAGAGAGATTGGGTTCTTCTTGTAGTCTTGCAAGAAATTTTTGTTTTGGGCCGTATGAAATTGGAACCTTTGTTATACTTAATACAGTTCCGTCTTCCTTTGTTTTCTTTAATGTGATATTATTAAACAGTGTTCCAAAGATTGACACTGCTCTTTTAATTGTCTCATTATAAAAATGTGTCCCAAACATTATGTGACCTCACCGAATGGGTTTGTCTCTGAGAAGTCTAAGTAGTTATCTGCTTTATCTTCAAAGTCTTTATTTTGTGCAGAACCATCGTTAGACATAGTTAATACGTCATTGATAGCTGCAATTGTATCAGATACACCCGAATCTACACCAACAAGTGTATCACCGACTGTAAGTGTTGCAGTGTTATGAATAATTGTTGTTGCATTACCTAGTGACGTTTGAACCTCACCAACAACAACTCCGTCCTTAGTTATGTTTTCACCAATACTATATGCATCTTGACCAGTCATTGTTAATCCTATTGAATATGCTTGGTCTAGTTCTATCAAGTCTGCATATGAACCAGTATCGAAATCTTCTCCACTATATTCAAACAACTCACATTGTAATTTAAATACAAATAGTTTACCCACTTGATAAAATGGATTCTCGTGTTCTACGAATTTGATTTCAAACATTGAACCACTAAGAGGAAAATAAAGTAAGTCTCCCTCGTTGGGTCTCATTGAAGTTGCAAGGTTAGAATCCAAAGATATGAATCTCTCCCAACTTCTGAGTGATATGATAAATGTTGCTTGGTCTCTTACTTGGACACCAAACTTAGACATGAGGTCTCCTTCTCCTTCGAAACCTTCTGTATTTTCTAAATACATTTCTACGGAATATGCATCACCGAATGTTGACTGCACGTCTTCACCAAGTATAGTGTCTTCCTCTACAATTTCTCTTGGTAGATAATATGTTTCGTGACCATAAATTCGTAATGACTCAACAACTAAATCCTCATAAAGGTGTTGTTCAGTAGATACTGCATGGTTAAAAAATACGTTTGTAGGCATTTATTACCCCATTAAGTCCATGACTGGCATTTCAAAGTTCAGTCTAGACTCTTCTTCTAATTTTGTAATTTCTTCTTGTGCTTCTTGTTTCATTGCAGAACCATCGAGTGTCACCCCGCCTGGAAGTGCAATACCTTGGAACTTGGATAGGTTTTCACCCCACTGATACTTAACTAATGCAGTTGCATATTTTTTCAACCACATATCATTGTAGATATCAGTCATGTCTGTAGGGTCTAATTTTCTATAACATTCAATAATGATATACTCACCAGCACTTAATTTACTTGCACTGTAGTCCATGTAGAGTCTGTTAGAGTGCATATTATATCTTATAGGTATCTGACCCACTAAGATATCGTTTAAAAGTGATAAGTGTGATTGAACTTGTGAATAATATAAAACACTGGTTGAAGTTAAATCATACAAATCATTAAGTCTTAATTGGTATTGAATATCAAACATACTTGAAGTCTGACCCGAATTGAAAGGGAATATCTGCAATACACTTAACACATGTTCGGGTAGTGTAATGTAGTTTTGACCTTCACCAAACGTCTGACCTGAAATTGCATGTGTTCCACTTGTCGCTGCAGTGTGAGTTTCATTCGTTTTAAATGAATCAATCTCGTCTTGGGTAATTTGGTGTTTGAGGTATGTTTTTATAGAACCATCGTAATGATATTCACGTAAATACTGCAGAGCTTCGTCCATTCTATCGTCAAATTGGTCATCGTCCACGTTGATTTCTAGAACTGGAGCTCCAAGTTTTCTTTTTATATACTCTTTAAAGGTTGCTTTTGAATTTGGTTCTGCCATAGTAGTTTCCTGTTATACTACTATTTATAACGAATTTAATCTTGGAAATAGGTTTTACTTTGAAGTCTATCTATCTTTGTATCTATATTACTAATTGAATCCATAATTCTTTGAAAATCAGCTTCAATTTGTTCTCTAGTTGCGTAGTCTCTAGCAATCTCTTCTCTTGTTTTATTGATTAGAATATCAATTCTCTTTTGTTCTGACAATACGTTCCTTACCAAAAAACCTATTGGTAAGATTACGACTGTCATTATGACATTCCATAAGATGTAAGGTGATATGACGATTTCCATACCATTATTTATGAATGCTAGTCGTCTACTGGAGTAGGTATTTGAATTAGTTTTCCACTTTCGTCAGTCTGAAAAACAAGTTCATCGGGGTGAAATCCTCTACCTGTAGATAATCTTGACGAAGCTGAAAGGAAGTTCATATTCATATTGAATGATATACTATACCTATCTTTTTGAGTAAGGTTGGGTTCAACCATATGCATTAATGCACTTGGAAATAAGAATAAAGTTCCAGTCCTTGGTGCAAGTTTCCAGTTCTGTTGTTCTCTAGGAGAATGTGGAAAGTCTGAAACTACTTTACAATCTGTATCAATAGCCATAAAACAACCCTCATCACCATCTGCTTTTATATAAAACACACCACTATACCAACAACCATTATGTAAGTGTGGAGCATTCCATGCTGTATTATCATTAATGTTTGCCCATGAATTACCTATTGATAATTGAACCTCAGCTGGATTATGTCCTGTATAACTCAATAATTCATCATCAAATGTATTTTTAATTGCTCTCAAGGCTTTTGCAAACACTGGACTTCTCTCTACACCATCATCAGACTGCCAACCAGTATATTGATTAGAAACTTGTCTACCCTTCGGGTCTTTTTTTCTCATACTGTCCATATCATTTTTCAACATATCCACGTAATCTTCTGTCAATACACCTTCATCTAAAAGGTTTCTTTCAATACATGCATATGGAAATAGTAATCTAATCGCCATCGTTATCTCCTATAGGTAATTCTAATTGTATTTCGGGTGAGTCTTCACTGACATGATAAGGACACTCGGGTGGTGGACTTGTTTCTTTAAAGTTTTTTCCTTTACCTGTATGTAGTTTCCCCCCTCGATATCCACCCAATGCAAATTCTTCACTTCTTGCTTCATTAGAAGTTGATGGGTCTCTTGAAAACTCGTCCATAGTTTTATTACGACCTTCATTTGCAGTTAAATAACTTCTATTCTTTGTCCAATCTTCACTCCCGTTTACTATGTAAGTTGCATTCCATTCTTCTCTTTTAAATGGTATTACTTGAACTAAAGGGGTTCCCTTCTTTATAACAAACGAGTGGTCAACACGTGGATAAAATATAATTTGTGCATTGTCATAGTTTGCATTAAACTTATCTGTATCAATAATTCCCTGCCATGTTGCAAAGTATTTATTTTGAAATAAGAATGGGTCTAGATACAATGTAGAATATCCAGGCGGTGTAGTTATGTTCCATGCATTTCTGAACTTGAATGCACTTCTTACAGGTGCTTCATCATCATGAAGATATTGAAATGCATATCCCATCTGCCATGAAGGGTGATTAGGAGAAGCAGTTTCCCAACCATCTCCAAATTCTTGAGCTGCGACATATTGACTGTCACCATTGTCGTCTATGTGACCATTTTTCACAATCATATCTCGATTTGCACACAAATACCAACCACTCTTTAACCAATCGTCCATAGCTGGACATGCACGTATAGTAGTTCCCATGATTCCACGAGTATATTCATTGAACTTCATACCTTTCCACCAATCGGGTGTGACAGATTTTGCTAATACTGGTTTAGTATCCTTTAAAGTCTGTTCATTAAATGTATTGAATTCTATTGTGGGCATTGTTTAAACCATTCTTTATCTTCTACGAGTCTAATTTCATCACCTCTGATTACTATTGACTTCCTATCTATATATCGTGCTTCGTGTGTGGGTGCGTCTGCACCATGTGGTATTCTTCCGTCAAATACAACGAGTCTATTTGGAACAAACTCTATTTCTGCAATTTGGTGGTTCTTAATGTGGTCGTCTCTTCCATGTAAACCCTGTTGCATTTCATCGTATATTCTCAAAGGGCCTCCCCAATGTTTTGACCAAAACTTATTAGTGTAATACAGAAAAGATAGGTTCCACTCATCTTCCATATTACAATCTGAATGAGTTGTTCCATGCAATCCTTGTGTTTGAGAGTTTAATCCCATATACTGAAATCTCTCCCATATAAATCCAAAATCAGTTTGTAGTTTTTTATCTAAAAATCTTGCTACTAACTTGGGTGCAGAATTGTGGTAATCTGAGATATCACCTGCGAAATTGGGGTATGCATATTTGGGACTTCTTTCAAGTGCAGAAAGTAGTGTTCCACCCCAAAATTGATGATGTGATAAACCTGTAGGACTTGTTCCCCTTACTTCATTCCTTTTTGCCCAAATGTTGCAATTACTAATTGATTCGTCAACCCAATGATGTAGTTGAACTGGCAACCAATTATCAATTATGTGAATGTCTTTAAGGGGGAATCCTATATCTTTTAACTTAAAGGACTCATTATGATGAATGAGCTCCATACATTAACCCGTTCTAGAATCGGGAAGAACTAGTGGTTCGGGAATTACAGATAAGTATTCTTCATATTGTTTTAGAGTATCTTCTCTTGTGGACATTATCTCTTGAGCAATCTGACTAAAACATGAGTATGCAGTATCACAATATTCTAAAACTCTTCTTGCATCTGCACGTCTAGGGTGATTTGAACCTTCTCTTCCAGCGTATGATGCATAATATAAATCAGTCATACCATATAACTCTGAAGTTGCTTGAGTATATCCAGCAATTGTTTGTTCTAGTCTGTTGATATACTGAGTATTTAAGTTATATCCTAAAGGTGGTTCTGCATTTTCTATGTATAGTTCAATACTACGTTTGTCTTCATCAGATAATGTAGATTTTTCCTGTCCTTCAAAATCTCTAATTTCGTCATTCCATTTTGATATTTTAACTTCAATATCGTCATAGACAAGAACCTCATAATCAAATCCTAGTTCGGGTTTATCAACATTTTCATATTCCCATTCCAAACCATTTGGTTTTCTAATTATTAGTTTTCCGTTTTCCGTGTAGATTAATGCATTCATTTTATTTGTTCCTCTTTCTATTATATAATAGAATTGTTATTTTTGCAAGATGTTTTTTGCTTTTATCCAATCCTCTAGATTATTTATGTTGGAATAATCCATGTCTTTTACCCATGGGCCTCCCCTTGTATAGTGAATACCATGGTAATCCCATTTTTCATCGGGGTTATCATACCCTTCGGTAAATACATACTTTTCGGGTATCGGACTAATCTTATCAGTCCATTCGAATTGGTGTAGTTGTTTCCCTGTCCATGTATTGACAGCTTCGGGTGTTAACTTTTTACAGTCTTCATGACCATTATTAAAAATCATAAGACTTGACCATAGTTTTTTAGGATAATCTATATTGACCTCACCATTAAACTTAGTTGTATCGTGTTCTATTTGTTTATACTGAATACATGCAACTGCATCATCTAAGTTCAGATAATAGAATAGAGGTAAAATATTGTTTCTCCATATGAAGTCATTATCAATAAAGATACTATATCCTTCATAGTTTTCTAAATGTGGAATTAAAAATCTACTGTAAGTAAATTCAGTAGATTGATTTGCATACTCTCTATTATAGTCGGGAAGTTTAGAAATGTCAAGGAATTTGATTTCGGGTTCCCAATGAGTTTCTTTTTGATATTGACCCATACTTTTAGTCAATGAATTTAGTATTGAACTTTTGTTGACCTCATGTAGGTCTCCGTGATTAGAATCATATCCTATGTAAATATTAAGGGGTTTACCTTTTGATTGAAGTGTGGCCTTTTTACTATGTGCATAAACCTCTTCTCTAAAACCCAACTCCATTAAGTTATGATTGTATTCTAAATTTCCATTACAGAAAGTTATTGATAGACTGGGGTGACTTACATGTTCTTTTTTATCTTCTAGTTTCTTTCTCCAAAACTCTAATGCTTCATCACAAGTTAAAGGTGTTATATCAAAGATATCATGTATATCTGTTGCAAATATTTCAAAGTTGGGGTCTTCTAATTCTTCGAAAACTTTAGACCTAATAGAGCCTGGGTGTATTCTAAAACCAAATCTATTATCAACTTTATATGTAGTTCCTTGTATTGGGTGTCTTAAACCCTCTTCTTGGATACTCTGAATTAACCAATGTGCCTTTGCACTATGATAATACATAGAATTTATTTGAATTTCAGACCACATATCTGATTTCTGTTCTTCTGTAAGTTCTACATAATTTCTTATATCTGCATACTCACCATCTGCAGTCTTACAATCCATTTGACCTACTTGTCTACCTTCTCTTTCTATTGCTGTGTATACGTTAGGCAAAAATTTGTGATAGTGAATAGATTCTAGTCCAGCACCTTGGAAACCTAAAAAGGTTTTATTCTTTCTAAGTTCTAGTATATCACCCCATTTTATGATTTTTGTAGGTGGAATAATATTTTCAAAAATATATTTAAATGATTTGTATTCTTCTGATTTTTTGTCTATATTATAAACATCTTGGAAAACACCAATATTGTAATCTTCCTTTGCAATAAGGTCTCGGAAATCCATTTCCTTTAAGTTCCAATCTTCGGGTTTAATTTCGTTGATAACGTCTGAATAGTATTTCAAGTATTTCATAGTATATATTTAGGACATAAAAAAGGGGTCTGCAGAACCCCTTTTTTATTTGATTTTATATTTGGATATGTTTATCTAAAATTTCCTTGGTCGTATGGGTTGTCAGGGCCAAAGACAGGAACATATCCACCACCACCACCACCGCTTTGGAAGAAGTAAACTCCAGGCTGTCTATGGTTATATGTAAACGGATTCCTTGCTGGAACTGGTTGTCTAGCATTAGCAATATAAGGCACACGATATGTGAACGGATTCCTTGCTGGAACTGGTTGTCTAGCATTAGCAATATATGGAACCCTATATGTGAATGGGTTTCTTGCTGGAACTGGTTGTCTTATATTCGCAGGATACCTTGCACTGTATGTAAAAGGTGACTGTTTATTACTAGGACTTTGAGCATTCGCAGGATACCTTGCATTGTATGTGAAAGGTGACTGTTTACTCCTTTGGTTAGGTTGTTGTGCATTTACAGGATTTCTGTATGTAAATGGAGACCTATATTGATATGTAGAAGGTTGTCTTGCATTACTAGGGTTCTGATAAGTGAACGGACTTCTATGTTGATAAGTAGAAGGTTGTCTAGCATTACTAGGGTTCTGATAAGTGAACGGACTTCTATGTTGATAAGTAGAAGGTTGTCTAGCATTCGCAATATAAGGTGTCTGAGCATTCGCAATATAAGGTGTCTGTGCATTCCTAATAGAAGGATTTTGTGCATTCGCAGTATAAGGTGTCTGAGCATTTGCAATATAAGGTGTCTGAGCATTTGCAATATAAGGATAAGGAATTTGAGTTAATTCTTGTCCTGACGCATTGTTCCACCCTGAAGGTGTCTTAACATAGATTTGGTCAACTGCACTCCATGAAGAAGAACCAGTTTTGACCCACGCACCTTGAGTTGAATTCCAACCTGAAGGTGTTTTTACTTTTTGATTTCCTGTTGCCATATCTTATTCCTTAACTAATTGGGGTTGCAGGCCATTGCTGTGATACAACTCCGTCCCATCTAGCTTCGGGTGTTTGTCCCTGTCTTGCATATGTAGAAGGTTGTTGATTAGTATACGTTGACGGCTGTTGGTTAATATAGGTTGACGGACTTCTATGTTGATAAGTAGAAGGTTGTCTACTCTGATATGTAGAAGGTTGTCTGTTGTCATATGTAAATGGAGTCTGTCTGTTTCTAATATTAGGTTCTTGACCATTTACAGGGTTTCTATATGTAAATGGAGTCTGAGCATTCCTAATGTTAGGTTCTTGACCATTAACTGGATTTCTATATGTGAATGGTGTTTGTGCATTCCTAATGTTAGGTTGTTGTCCATTTACAGGATTTCTATACGTAAATGGAGACCTATGTGAATAAATTATAGGTTGTCTTGCATTAGCAATATATGGAACCCTATATGTGAAAGGGTTTCTATAGATTAATGGTTGTCTTGCATTAGCAATGTAAGGAACCCTATATGTGAACGGACTCTGATACGTAAAAGGTTGTTGAGCATTTGCTGGATACCTCGCATTATACGTAAAAGGACTCTGATACGTAAAAGGTTGTTGAGCACTTGCTGGATACCTTGCAGAATACGTAAATGGACTCTGAAACGTAAAAGGCTGTTGAGCGTTTGATATATAGGGATATTGTCTATAACCTGTTGCCATTTATCTTATCTCCACTGAATATTAATATTATATTTATGCAATTCTATTACTCCCTATATTAGGAGTAAAGAACCCATAAATCACCAACTGCACCATCACTACTTGTAGGAGCTGATGTTGATTGGTAAACGTTTCTTGCAGTTCCACCACTGTTTGTTGCATTAGTGATTGTTATCGCACCTGATGCAATAGTTCCTAATGATACGTTGTCTGATGCTTTATAGTATCCACTGTCGTTTGTTAGGACTGAGATATTATGACCACTGATAGAAGTGACTGTTCCAGCACTACCTGAAGTATTTCCAGTGACATTACCAGTTAAGTTTCCTTCAAAAGTCGCAGCAACAAAAGTTTCTGAACCTACAGTCCATTTATCATTTGTTTC